TCCTTCATTGTGAATTAGATTGGAAAGGATTAAATCCTCAACCATTTAAGCTCCATTAGGTGCAAAGTCAACATTGAATGAAATAGCAACACGAGGTGCACTGTCGGTGTGAACAGGAACATGATGCATCAGCCATGATGGCCATAGAATCAGTTGATTGTTCTTTGGCTTGATTGCAAGCGACTCACTAGTGAACGGTCCAAGATCCTGAGGACGTGAAGGAACAGGATCATGTACGCGCATCTGCATCGTTGGGTTCATCAACACGAGCGGTGAGCTGTTCTCGTTCACGTTAACATAGAATGTACCTGAATACATTGAGCGTGGGTGGTGGTGAACACCGTGGTGACCGTCTCTACGGATAACGCTAGCCCACAATTGAATAGAGCACTTGTTGGGATTGACTTCCACCTTGAGCTCACGCGTGAACGACATGACAACACCGTAAATCGCTTCTTTCAACTCAGGGATTCCTCTGATATGATCAATAGACTGACCATTGTGGAAAGTCGTGTACCCACCCTCATAGTTCTTAATATCAGAAGCAAGCTGATAGATTCCCGAAGCCATATCCTCAACAGGCAAGTCAAGGTTAATACTTGCCGTCATGATTGGGAAAACTGGATTATAGAAGATTGTGTTCTTCGCATCCATGTCTGTTTCTTGTTGTGTAGTCACTTCATTACTCATCGCTAACTCCATATTTAAATTCTTTCTGTACAGCTACTTCAAGCTGCTTCAATACATCTTCCGTGAAATACTTTTCCGGATCCTCGTTAATGTTCTTACCAAAAGCTGATGTCCCATCTGGCAACTGGTACCGTGTTGACACCTTCTTAAAGATACCATACTTCTCTGCGAGGTCTAGGAGGCCGTAATACCTATCGAGCCCTTCGGCATAAGTAAGTAGCACTTCGATCTGGCTGTTCTCTTTTGAGAGTCGGGACTTGTACATTTTAATTTTGACGATGTTGCCAATGACGTCTGTCCCGTCTTTTTCTTTACGCTTGGAGAGCATAGCAATCGTGCTAGCTGCGTATTTGAGTCCTGTTCCACCACCGAGCTCCTTTGTAGGCACGTACGAACCGACTAGTTCATAGACGTGATTAGTTACTAGCAGAGGTATTTTAACCTTCGCTAGCTTCAAAGTCAACACACGAAATGCTGCTTTAATAATCTGTGCCTTAGTCATGTCTCTTGTGTCTTTGCCTTCCAAACTATCTTCCATCTCCTTGGAAGTTGAAAGCATACCAAGACTGTCGAGAACAAACATCATTGGTGGGCGGTCTTTCTCAGGCTTCTGATCGTATGCATCGAGCAACTTCAGGGCATGAGTTTTGAATTTCTGAATTGTATCAGGTTCTGCAATAATGACGCGCTTGGTATCAATACCACGCTCGTCCATCATTTGTTTTGTTACGGCTGCTTCTGTGTCGTAGTAGACGACTGCTCCGTTTGTATGTTTCTCGAGGAAAGACTTGACGACCCCAAGAACGAAGTAAGTTTTACCAGTAGCGGACTCTCCTGCAAAAGCAGTAACTTTATTATCAGGGACGCCACCGAAGAGGCTACCACTGAGAACAGCATTGAGAGCGTAGCTACCAGTATCAATAAAACCCCCAAACTCAGCACTACCAGTGCCGTCAGCGGCCAAAGAAGTATCCTCATCCTTTAGCTCCTTAATCAACTCACGTAAAAAATCACTCATACATCTCCATTCAACATATGTCTATTGTAAACTGCACACAGCTCTTGGTATGCTTTCCAAATGTCCGTCGGAACAATACTATGACCATACTGTCTCGACAACATTTCAATTGCGTTAGCTAGCTTACGCGAAGCTCTAATCTCATCAAATGTGCCACGAGGATGCGTCTCAAAGTCATTCATAATGGTTTAGCCTTTATATCAATACCACCAATAGATTCAAGTCGCTTTTTAAACTCAGCTATCTTTGCTTCGCGGTCCGGCCACTTAATAATTTCTTGGTTAGGGTTCTTACTCAAATTTTTGAGAAGAGGTAAAATTGCATCATACATCATTTGTAGTTTGTCTGTCAACTCTTCCAAACGGAGATCGTATTCCGAAACAGTACTTTTCAGCAGTTCGGTCTCATCGACAATGGTAAAACCAAAGTCGTCTTCTCGTTCAAAAGAAAGCGTCGAGTGTTTGTTGGTCATTTCCTTCCTTCCATCCTATCACATCCAATATGGTCTTAATCGGCTCAACAAAAGCCTTTTCATACTGGGTATCATAATCAATATACTTGTCCAGGTTCAGTTCTTTTGGTAACTTGCCTGGTGTTGCAATCACGGGATTCTTATCCTGTGTACGTGGTAGAGGTGAAGAACCAAGCATGTAACAAAACTTAATCTTTTCACCATCCCCGATAAGAGGATAACGTGCGTCGAGCTTGCGCAGCTTGATTAGATGGTTATATATCAACGAACCTTTAACGTGGATAGGAGTACTCGGTTTGAAGTTCAAAGAGCCTGTATCATAGGCCTTCTGAACAATCTCGCCATTCTTACCACGAATGTCCTCTTTGATTAGACCCCTCACGCTACGAGGGAACGCAACGTCCTCAAACGGTAACTTCCTGAAGTCCTTACGGAAGTCACGAATGAACTTTTGGATCGACTGTTCGTCCTCGTTCATGATTACACCAAGAGCTTTCTTAATGTTCTCGCGACAAGAAGAAGGGGTCGAAGAGCGAACCGCTTCAATCCCTTGCATCTTCAACTTCGGTTGATCGTAACGAACACCTTCGAGATCATACACGTTAAGGATATAGTGCTTCTTACCAGTCCAGATTCCTTTATTCGCAATCGCCTCGCGTTTCATCTTCATCTTCTGATCGTAAGCACAAACATAATCAGCAAGCTCTTGATACTTCTGATCAATAAACGGTTCAAGAATTCGTTGACTCGTTTTATCAAGGAAGTCAACCAGCTGCTTGATATCCATCTTATCGGTAGCAGGACCATACACCTTTTCTACAAGACCATCCAACGTGACATACATCGAGTCCGTGTCAATAGCTATGACATAGTCTTTGTTGTTTGTCTTCAAGGTCTTGTTGAGGTACTTGTTGATCTCGCGCTCCATCCACCTAATCGATAGTTGTCCTGCCTTCGTAATCGATTCAGCTAACCGGTTGTCAAACCAACGGAAGAACTGATTAGAAAGAGCACCATAAGCTGAGTTGAGTTGGATCTTCTTTGCAAGCTGCATGTTGTGGCACCGTGCAATCTCGTTCTCCCACTTCTGTGTCTTTTCCTTCTCGTAGTTCTTCTTCGCTTCAAGCATTCGCTTCTTCCATGCGGAACGATCGTTATACATCGTATCCATCAACGTTGGTAAGAAGCCACGTTCCGTTTTATCAAACAGACACCCAGTGGGTGTGATCGTTAGGTTGTGTTTATCCAGCACTTCGCGGACGGTCTCAAACTTCAAAAGGTATTCCGTCAAATCAAGATTCGAACGAGGACCAAACCCTGACACTGCGTTTTGAATGCTCTCGAGAATGCGTGTGCGTTCCTCAGCATCACGCACACGATCCAGGTCACCATCAAGAAACATATCAACACTGCGCTCAGTTACTGCCAAATCATACTCAAGCATTTGTCCCTGTAGAGTTTCAGGTGAGATGTTGTACTGCATGATCAAGTGTGGGTACAGACTGTTCAAGTCAAAAGAGACAACCCACTTATGCAAACCAACTTGAGGATCTTTAACGTAAGCACCCTCAATCTGGCGCGGCTTATTACCGACCTGTTTCATTGGGATGACAATGTTCTTACTGAGAAGGTAGTTGTGGATAATCACATCCCACATCCCTACTGTTGTCAAACTGTCGATAAAGTTAACTCTGCCGTCATACGCAATTGCATACACCTGCTCGAGTAGTTTCATCTTCTGGTCTAGTTTATAGACAAGGTCAACGTCACGAATGTTGTAGTTGATATAGTTCTGGAAGTCACCTTTGTAGAATGCATCAAGAGAATCAAACCCCAACGATTCGTAATCGAGCTTACGCTCACCCAGCTCAATGAATGCAATGTGATCTAGTTTGAAGCTCTCCTGCTGTGAGAAGGTAAACTTCTTGTAAAGAGCCATGTAATCAAGAACAGATACACCAAGAGGGAATCTCATGAAGCGATCAGGATCATCTGCTGCAAGATCCCGAGCGTTCGGGTTCATCCGCTTTTCCCAACGATTCCACGGAGACAAACGTAGAGCTGTCTTCTCATCAAACAATCTCTCGATCCTATTGATCATGTATGGCATGTCAAAGAACTCAACGTTCCAACCTGTCAGCACATCTGGTGACCAGTCTGGTGTGTTCCACACATCGAGGAAACGCATGATCATATCTCGCTCATCGCGACATTGGATATATGTCACGTGATCATGTTCCGTTCTGTATTCGCGAATACCGAATGTGATCGAACGATCGTTCTTACGGATAGTAATGGCAGTGAGAGCTTTGTTTGCTGTCTTGATATTAGGAAAGCCACCTTCCGACTCTGTCTCAATATCCAACGTGACGACAGAAATCAACAACGGATCGTATTGAATTTCACCAGGGAATTCATCGTTGATGTACTGATAGACATAGGGCAGCACACCGTAGATTTCATGACCACCCACATCAGAGTATTCACTGATGTAGTCTGCGGTCTCTTTCATGGAGCCTGGATATAGCTTAGATACTGATTTGCCATCGAGTGTCTTATACTCGGGCTTAATTTTTGCACCATCCGTTCGGATAAAGATGTATGGTTTATACTCAACCATATCCTTGAACGGTCGACCGTCCTCATAACCACGAACGAGTAGTCTTTCACCAACACGTGCAACGTGAGTGTAAAATTTCACACATTCTCCAATAACAAAAGAGATATTATAGGGTCTGCTTAGCGAAGAGACAACTGTTTATCTTGCTGCGTCTTTAAATAATTTGATAAACGAGTAATCAGACCACGATTACGAAGTTCTTAATACGAGGTTTTCAAAAGAGAATTCACCACCACGCTGGATTGCAGCAGCGCGCATACTTCTGATTCTATCATGAAGAAGCGTTGCGGTCTCTTGATCCTGCTTGCCCTTAATGACATTATCAATCTGCCGGGCATAAAATTCAACCTTCTGAGCAAGTAAATCATCTTTCTTAAAGTTAAGTAAGACGAGCTCAGGTTTCTGGACCCACTTGTTGTTCTTCAACGAGAACACACCTTGACCTTTTTTCGGCTTTGATGTTTTGTCCTCTGCAAACAGCTCGACGGGATATCCTTTGACACGGATAGTGCTATGCGTCGCAGCCCAAAGAGATTTCTTCGCCATGAAGTAATCCATCAACAACGTATCACCACAAGACATCTTATTGTAGTCAACGACTAGATGAATGTCAAGGTCTGATTGCGGGGTGTAGTTGTAGTTGGCGTTACCACCTGTCAGAATAACATCTAACACGTGTGCATTTTGTATATTTGCAAACTTTTGCCATACGCCAGCAATCTCAAGCAGCTTCGTTCTCACGGCAACGTCGAGCTTGTCATCTGTCCAAATCTTTGGATTCAGTTGACGATGGTATTGCAAAGTGATCTTGGAAACTGCTTCGTTTAGATTGTGAAGTTGTGATGATTGCATTGTGAAGGACCTGTGCATGATCCTTTATTTATCAATACATCTTCATCAAGCCAGGATTGTCGCGTAGGTGCTTCGCTCTTGTCTCTGCCATCTCCATAAGGAGTGACCAAATACGCTTGAAGACAATCATAGCATACCTCTTTGAGCAAGAGTACGCATCCGCTGCTCGAGATCGCAAAGATCTACCGATGATGCAAGATAAGCGTGGATTTCATCTTGATAAGATGTGGTGAATGCGGTTCTAACCCATTCCCAGAAAGTATTAAAAGTAATGTGCATGTTTCTACCCATATGTCTTTTGAACAAAATTATAGCCGGCGCTCGGCCGGCTTGGTTTAATTACAGGTCGCGACCTTGTGGGTCTTCTGTAAGTAATTGCTTCTTAGAAGTTGAAGCCTTTTCTTTGACTTCGATTTTCTTTGGCTTCTTGTGTTCAGGAATGATACGCTCCAAAAACACTTTAAGCATGCCATTGATCATTTCAGCATCTTTAACTTCGACTTGATCCTCAAGAGCAAACGTACGAGTGAAGTTACGAGCAGCGATGCCTTTCCATAGGAAGTCATTGACGTTCTCATCTTCATTCTGAACATTGCCTTTGATAATCATCTTGTTATCAGCAAGCTCAATCTCAATATCTTGTTTGGCAAAGCCAGCGACAGCTAGTTCGATCACATAGGTCGAATCGCCAGTCTTTTTGATATTGTATGGAGGATAGTTGGGGACGTTCTTTGTTAGATCGTCATGCATCTTTGCGATGCGATTGAAGTGGTCATCAAACCCAACAAAAAATTTATCGAGTTCTTTAAACGAAGTATTGCCTAGAAACATAATGTTCTCCTATTAAGCGAGTTAAAATTTGCTACCCCGAAGGCGTAGCGGATGAAGGTGTTTGACAAGGTTACCTCCGACCTTGTTCCCATCCCGAGGGATGAGGTATTTATATTCTTATTCCATTAGGACGTAGTCGTTTTTGGAAACACCACACTCCGGACAATTAACCTCATCCGGCAAGCTGAGCCAATCGGCCTCAGATAGTTGGTGACCACAAACAACACAAACGTAGATTCTTTCAGACATTATAGAGTCTCCTTGACTTGTTGATAAGCTTCCGCATGGCGCTTCTCTACCTTTGCAAGGGCAGCAAACCGCTTCTCAGCTAGTGCTAAAACCTTTTGGAACTGTGCAGCATGCTCTGCTGATTCCTCAACTTGATCTGCAAACTCACGCTCAGCCTCATGACCCTCTTGTGCAGCTTGATGCTGGAACGTTGGATACATTGCTGTGTATTCGTGTGTTTCCCCCTCAATAGCAAGCTCCAAACACTTACGTGTATCTGGTTTACCAATCAACAGTTCGAGATGTCCCCATGCATGGAGAATCTCTTGATCGGCCGTATGTTCAAAATGCTTGGCAACTTCCTCAAATCCCTCGGCGCGGGCAATCTTAGCAAAGTAGCGATACTTAATATGAGCCTGTGATTCACCTGCTAAAGCATACTCTAAATTTTTAATTGTTACTGACATTTCAACTCCTTTTTAATCAGTCTCATTATTATATATTTGTATCAAGTTGAATTTCCAATTGATTGTTTGTATCACATTAATAGGACATCTACATCAGCTTCGCGGAACATAGTTTCCGAGACATCAAAGTTGAAACGAGTGGCTTGTTGATCGTACCAAATCTTTGACGTGATTACTCTTTTGATTCCACGTTGAATGATTCCCTTAGCACACTCAGAGCAAGGGTATAGGGTAGAGTAAAGGGTAGCGCCGTCAACATTAACATGGGCGTTGTCCAAAGCGTTACGCTCCGCATGAGCGACAAATTGAAGTTTTGTAGTTCGGTCATTGTATCGTTCCTCACAATCATGTACACCTCTTGGGAAGCCATTGTATCCCATACTAATGACTTGCTTCTTATCATTAACAATAACGGCACCCACCTTCGTCGACGGGTCTTTTGACCAACCCGAGACGTGGTGGGCGAGATCCATGAATCGTTGATTCCAGTCGGTCATACTTCTACGACCTTGCTAAAGTCAAACTCATCAGCGCGACCTTCGTATCCAATGTAACCGCGAGGGTTGCAAAAGATACGCGTTGTACCAATCATGTAGTCAAACTCATGATGGGTGTGTCCATGAGTCCACAGTTTGATTTGTGGATGATCAAGGATGAACTCAGACAGGTCTGAGCTGTACGCTCCGTTCACAATCACTTCCTTCTCATAGCGAGGTTTCGTCGATTGCTTTGATGGGGAGTGATGACCAACAACAACAGCCTTTGCACTTGGTCCCACGCGATCCAACTCACTCTTAATGAACGCAAGCATTGCCTTATGTTCAACAACGGACTTCTCCGGTGAGAACTTAGCAGGACGGGTTGCAAACTTTGATACAACGCGGTCCAGGTAGTCCTTAGCCATCCATTCCTCATCCGTCATGCCTACAGGCTTGTCTTTATTGACAAACGTTTTGTAGTTGACAACTTCAGAACTATCTTCAATGATTCTGTAATCGTTCATTACACCACGAATATGAGCAAGAGTGATTGGATCCTCTTTGTTCATATCTGTCCATAGCGTACCACCGATAAACAGTGTATCATTGATTAATACACTATCCTTTTCTAGGATATGAAGATTAACCAGATAACCAAGGCGATCACGCAAATCTCTAAGAGAAGTGTTGAAATCACCGTGATAATGTTCATGGTTTCCCATGACATAGATGACATGAGGGAATCTAGCACAGCATTCTTGAAAGAACGTATGGAATTGATTAGACTTATCATGCTCACCCCGCATGTTGTAATCATCTTTGGCGCGTAGGTCGTTAACGACGCAAATGTCACCTGACAGGATCAAAACATCAGTATCACCAGCATTTTCAATGCTGATCGGACCAAACTCGAGGTGGATATCACTTACTACTTGAATTTTCATAATTAACCTTGTGAATCAGTTTGTCTCCCATCCAATGGGAGCTCATTTCATCTTTGTCTTCTTTCAACTTTTCTAGCAGAACACGTAATTGCTCTTGCGTTACTTCTTCTCCGTCAAGGATCTGCTCGCCGAGCCAACGCTGAGTGACCTCGTCAAATGATCGGTCATGCTCTGTCATAACAAGCTCATCCATTGCATGCTCGAGCGTCTCCGCTTCAATAGCATACTTCATACGGAAAGTACTGAGAGTACTAATTAGAAAAATTGGCATGGAAAACCTCTTTTGGAATGTCTTTGAGAACTTCATTGTACTTGAACTTTGACATATTGTCAATAGGACGAGAGGGTGTTAAAAACATTTCCATTGTCTTTGGACTAGCAACAGAAGGTTCATAAATAGACCGTAAGTGCGAAAACGCCTGCATAGCGTTGCCGTATGCAACAAGTTGGTCATCATGAAGTAAATGGAATGCACCTTGTTCATACACACCCACTGCTAGGTGTTTGTTATCTAAACTGAAGATGTATCCGTCAGGAGTTTCGTTAAATTTAAGCATTTGCACATTGTACCTGATTGCAATGGTTAGGTCAACAAGTATAGAAAAGGAATAAAAATGTTCAAAAAGTTACCGGTTATGGTGCTTTTTGTTATGTTTTCAACATGGGCTCAAGCGCAAGCTGAACCAATCGTGACTGACTCGACTTCGAGAAGCACATCAAACTCTATCAGCGAGACAACTGTAAAATCGCCGCCGCCGTCCGCTATTGCTCCTGCAATAACATCAATTAACTCAGACCTTTGTACTGTTGGCGTTTCTGGCGCTGTACAGACACAAATCCTAGGCTTTTCATCTGGGTTCACAACCCGTGATATGAATTGTGAACGCTTAAAGCTATCCAAAACCCTATTTGATATGGGTATGAAGGTTGCTGCCGTTGCTACCATGTGCCAAGACGAGCGCGTCTTCCAGGCAATGATGGATGCTGGCACTCCTTGTCCTTTCGCTGGCAAGATTGGTGAAGCAGCAAAGCAAGAGTGGGACAACAACCCACAACGTAAACCTGGATCTCTTAAGGTTGTAAATGAAAAAGATACTAGCGGTTCTTCTGGCAATTGGTTCACTAACCTGTTCCGCCCAAGCGCAACAGACGACAAGTAATCAACAACCAACACCGAATGTAACGTACGAAACGTCCCCAAACCTAATACCTTCGGGAACAAACGCTGCATGGACAAACACGGTCCCTGGATCCGCTGGTGGATTCTCTGGCGGTAATGTCCCTGCGTATAACGCTTCAACAAATACAATCATATTTGGTTACACGCAGCAGACTGTAGCTTACAACTACGCGTTTAATCAAGCATTGCAGAATGCTGGTCTTGCCATTGGTGGTTACAACTACTCTTGGAAGATCAACAATAACGACATGAACACGGGCACGCTAAGTGGCAAGTTCACGTTGAAGGCGTTAAACGGTACCGCACTACAGACGTACAACTACACATATAATGAGAAAACGACTGGAGATTCCGAGAACTTTCAAACGTTCTCCGGAACGCAATGGTTTCCTCAAAATCACTCTTCGTCGACAATATCAGGTTTCTCAATGGAATGGACCGGCAAGGATAGCAGATTCTGGGCCGGGTTTTATGGTCCTCGTGTCCGTGATCCGTCCATTGAATTGAGATACCTTGTTGATGCATGTGCTGCCAATCCGCTAAGTTCACCCGACTGCCCTGGCTACCAAGAAGCATACAAGATACAGCAATGTACCGCAAATCCCTTGTATGATGCAACGTGTCCAGGTTATACGGAAGCTTTCAAGGCACAACAATGCACCATCAATGCACTTTACGATGCATCGTGCCCAGGATATGCAGCTGCATATAAGACACAACAGTGTACTCTTGATCCGCTGTTTGCAACCGACTGTCCGGGTTATGAAACAGCATACAAGAAACAACAATGCACGTTAAATGCTTTGTACGCAACTGATTGTGAGGGATATGCAGCTGCATATAAGACACAGCAATGTACAGCAAATCCTCTTTACGCAACAGACTGTCCAGGATATGCAGAAGCGTATCTTAAACAACAATGCTTGAAAGATTCGCTCTACGATAAAAGTTGCGAGGGATACGCTACGGCCTATGCAATCAAGTATCTTGTAAATCTTGATCCTGCCGTGACGACGGCTGTTAACCAACAACTGACAACGACAATCGAAGTTGCCAAGGCTGATCCTGCTAAAGTCACCGTTGTTAGTTCTACCGTTGATAGTGTTCTAAGTACACCTTCAACAACATCTGCTACATCTGTAACTTCCGTTACTTCCGTAGTTGCACCTCCACCACCGCCGCCCGGCTCACCAGCAGCAAACGCTACAACAGCGGCCGCTGCTCCTCCACCTCCACCTCCTCCTGCTAAACAAGAAGAGAGAGCGCAGGATCAGAAAAAGACAGACAGCGAAGTAGCTAAAGTAGAAAAGAAGTCCGGTGACAACAAAGCTGATGCAAAAAAAGAAGTCGCAGCTAAGGCTGTAGAGATTGCAAAGAATGCTGGTAAAGCTGCAACGCTTGAAGCTCAAACAGCACAACAAGGTTTATTAGTTGGCTTAATGGGATACGTTCCAGGGTTCAATGGATACCAACAAGCAAACATTCCTGATACAATGTCGGCTGCGGTTGCACGCGCATACCATAAGCCAACCGTGGACAATCGCAATGTACAACGCCGTCTAAGTGGTGCTAATGAGATAAGATGGCAAGAAATGGTTGATTCACAATACAAATAACTAGGAGAAAAAATGGGAGAAGAAATTAAAAGTGTCAACGCAAAGATTGACGAAGCGGAAGCTGCTGTAAAGCAGTATGCAAGTAAAGATACTGTTATCAGTATCGGTGGGTATGAGTTTACACCAGCCAAGCTGATGGTTGCGTTTACACTCGTATCATCGCTACTTGGCGGACTGTATGGTGCGTTTGAAGTCTACAAAGACTATGTCGGTATGAAGAAAAAGATTGCTGAATACACAGCACCTGATCTTTCTGAGTTTGATAAGCGTCTTGCTGTCATTGAACAAAACAGTTCTAAGACTGCTGACTACACACGTGACATTAAGACTGATCTTAAGAACGACATCCGTCGTAACGAGACTGTAACAGAACAAGTTGAACGCAGCGTCAAACAAGCACAACGTGAGACTGAGCAAGAGATGCGTCAAGCTCGTAAAGACATTCGCGAAGACTTGGAAAAGGCGCGAGCAGAAGTTAATAACATCCGTAAAGAGGTAGCTGATGCACGCCGTGATATCAGCAAAGAGGTCGATACGATGAAAAAAGATGTAGCCAAAGATGTTGCAACACTTCAAAGAGAAGTTGATGCAAAGATTCAAAAAGCTATTGATAACCCACTTGCAAACAAGTAACAAAGTAATTGTTGCTTTATTATTATTTGGTAGTACCGGTTTTACTGAGAGTGCATTGAAGGAACATGAAGTATGGGTCTGTACCCGTTGGGGATGGTCACATGACAACGGAACGCAACGGGTAGTTTGTTTTCAATGGCAAATAAAGGATTGTTCTAAACGATTGTATCCAAATATATGTAAATTAGAAGGAAGAAAATGATTGATCCAATAACCGCGCTGGCGGGAATACAATCTGCTGTTGCTTTAATTAAAAAAGTATCCAAAACAGTGGATGATGTTGCATCACTGGGTCCGGTGTTGGGTAAGTATTTTGATGCAAAAACGACAGCTACAAAAGCTGTCGTTCAAGTGAAGACACAAAACAACAAATCGTACATGGCTACGGCTATTGAAATTGAGCTTGCGCTTGAACAGACAAAAGAGTTTGAAAGACAACTACAGCTGCTATTCATGCAAGCAAATAAGATCGATGTGTGGAATAAGATTAAAGAGCGCGCTAGAAGTATGGAGATAGAAGCTGCTCATGAAGCGAGAAAGCTGAAAGAACTCGAACAGAAACGTAAGAGACAGGTGCAGGATACAATAGAGATTGCGTTTGTTAGTCTTATCTGCTTGATTGCCGTCGCGGGTGTACTATGGGGGTTTGTTGAACTTGTCAGCTATTGTTCTTCAAGTAACGCATGTAGTCGGAGGTAAGCGCAGTGTACACCACTTACTTTATCATTGGATTCATGACTTCGTTTGGTTGGTGGTCCGCCGGTAAGATTCAGAAATCAATTGACGGAGCACCAGTCACGCCCGTCATTACCCAACAAGTCGAAAAAGAATCGAAAGGTCTTTAAATCTTACGACCAATGCTATACTTGGTGACAAGTTGCCATTGGTCTTTCTCTTTGTAGGGAATGATTTTTATTTGCGACAAAGGAGCTGAAGGAGTCTTTGATTTGTTTTCATCAACGAGTGACACAAGACCCCACTCATCCATCAAGTTTGCAATTGTATTTCGACGGCCAATATCTTCTTCACCAAAGTTCGATGGTTTACCATCGAGAGCAAACAGCTCTTTAAAATGCACAATGTAATATAAACCTTGCTTGTGCAATATATGACATGATTGATATAATACTTTATCTTTTTTTGACGCAACACCAATGCGAGTAAGTGTCTCTCTTACTTTCAAAAAATCTTCATCAGTCTTTAGTTTTACTTCGACTAGTGTTTCCAGTTTGATCATTATTCCCACCACGTTGTAATTTTTGTTTTATGTAGTGTATGTTTTCAGGGGTGAGAATGTGGAGTGCTTGAAGTGCTTTATCCATACTGTAACCATAAAACTCTCTAACAGCTTCTATATCGCTATCATCCTCTCGTTTCACCCATTTGGCATACCTTTTGCCAGGACGAACAGTATTTAGAAGATAGTGATATTGGAGTTTGTTATCGATGTGGGACTTATTCATATCGTTAGCAAGTAGAATCGTTTCTGGAAAATAAGAAAGCGACTTGTTAATTACAAACGGAACATACGATGTTTCTGAAACTTCCGGATCTGCAAGTAGATCTTTCTTCGTGCTGTTGATACTATTAACAAAATCAAACGGGTTCATCACCAGTGCCTCACAACGCCTGCTATAATAAAGCAGTTCGTAATCAAATAACTCAAAACAATAACGGTCCGTATGACCGCTACCTTGTCAGCTTCAGCTTGATTTTCTGAAGCCTTCTCACCAATTGCCTTTGCCCACAACCGCCACATTAGACGATCATCCTTATCAATCCAATTGTATCAATCGTTACGAGCAAAAGGTAGTTTGCAAGCATACCAAAGCTTCTCCGAGTCCAAGCAGCCCAAGCATACATAGCGCACCCAGCGATCCAAATAGGATACAGCGTAAGTAAAGGGGGATTCGGGACTGTGGTTGCCATAGTAATAGA